TGATGTTCGAGGTTGATGAGTGTACGGTCTATGTTTTAAACAAGGCTGGTGAAACTCTGAGCTGGGTGTGGTGGCTGAATTGTAATGACTGGGATGAGAGCATCTCTGATTATGGCACGTCACTGGACAGGGCTATTGATCTTGCTGAGTGGAACGATAACTTTATTCTTAATCTATCAAGGGGGAGACTATGAGCGCATTTTTAGTATCACCTGAACACATAGCTGAGCTATCTAGCTACCTGTATAGAGATGACCCAGTTGTCTATAACTTATATAGCAAGACTCGAGTTTCTTTTTCTTCCCCGTCCGTCATCGCTACAACTTTAGCAAAAGCTAATATTGCTAGCCTTGAAGCGAAGTATGGAACTGAAGATGCTGACTCTTGGATTTATGGCGGAAGTGATTACATACAGTCCTGCAATACTTTGTCTTGTGAGATGCCACACGTTAGTGATCCTCTGTCCATCTACAATATGGTCAGATGTTTTGACTATCAAGCCTGCGAGGTGGAGAATTATATCAGTACTGATGCATATTGGATTGTTGAAAAAATCAAATCCAAAGCAATTAGAAATCTACTAAAAAAAATTCCCACAACTGATAAAACTATCAACTGGGAATATAGGAGAGATGACTAATGAAGTGCACTAAGTGTGAAGGTAAAACCAAGGTTGTTGATTCCCGCCCTATGCTGGAAGATCAAATTATTTATCGCAGAAGAGAGTGCACCTCTTGTGGAAAAAGAGTAACTACATATGAACAAAAGGAGGCGCGATCAGAAAAGTAGTGATACCTTTTAGACTACTTCATTAAAAAGGAGGTGGTCTAAACTCAAGGGGTATTTGGTAAGAGTCTGTCAAGACATAAACCAAAAATATAAGTAACTTTTGAGCCTCCTTTTCATTGAACAGGGGGCTCTTTTTATTTAACATAGAAAGTTCCATGTTAATAAAAGAATCCATCCTAGAAATCGCAAGAAAACTTAAAAAAGGTAATTCTTTTCACTATCAAGAAGACAATATTTTCGATGGCTATCCATCAGACCTCAGTGAACAGGACATCAAGAATGCGTTGCTGGCTGTAGCGGTTGTTTCTGAAGAGTTGATTAGATTAGATTAAGTCCAAGTTGCGGACGGCGTCTTCCATGTTATCGCCAAGCTTTGTCCAGCTATCATCTCCGGACAATTTATAAATCCACCCACTGACCTTGGCTCTTTTGCCATAAGGATTTTGCGGGACCCATTTTATTAAGACCCTGTCGAAACCTTTCTCTGAAAATTTATCTATCAGCTCTGCCTTCTTGCTCATAATGGTCCTCCCAGTAAGATTCAAACATTTCCCTGAACTCGTTAAAGGTTGGAGCGGGCAAATCCATTTCATCCATCTCCTTCTTGTATTCTCTCCAAGACTTTTTAAGTTGGCTTTCAGTGTATAAAACCATGTTAGTGTATTGTGTGTTTTTCTGTTTTCCTGTTGACAAATAAATCAGTAAGCTCTCCCACACAAACAACTCCCATTTCCTCAGCCGCAAGCTCAGCGTCCTCAAAACATAAAGCATATATTCTTGGACCGTCATACACCTGATCATCATCAGCAGTAAACTCTGTTAAGTATATTTTCATATTACCATTTAACTTTATTAGCCCAGTAAGCCGCAGACATTTTTCCTTTGGATATATTTTTTGCGTGTCTTGCTTTAAAAGATTTTTTTCTTGCTTTGTCTTTTGCAGTCTTTGGACTTTTCCCCGCGCCACTGACCCCCTGTTGACCAAAACGTATTAACTTTAGCTTGTGCCCCTCTTGCGCCAGAACCATGTGCGATTTTGTTTTATGACCGCTGGTTCTTTTGGGTTTATTGACACCTTTAAGACCGTGTTTTTTTAGTAAGCTAGCTTTTCTATTTTCGTGAGACATTATCTTTTCTTTCCTTTGTGTAAGCCATGCTTGGCATGTTGTTTGCCTTTTTTGGTAGCCGATCTTTTCTTTTTATTTGCGGCGGCAAGCTTTTTTCTACCAGCTTTAGTTGATTTTAATTTACTAATTGTTTTGGCTGGTGCATAAACCTCTCCGGTCTCAGAAGATTTTTTTCCGCTAGCAGTTCTCCATTTTTGTTTGGTCCATTTTTTTAATGACTTTTGTGCTTTTTTTAACGCCATTTGCTTTTAGCTTTTTTTTGAGATGTTTTGCTTAGCTCGCCGAAGTGAAAAAGTCGTTTGCTTGTTTTTGTGTGGGTTGTGTTGGAGTGTAACTCTCCATTAGGCATTTTATGCATGCCACCTTTGTGCTCGGTGCCGTCTTTAAAATAATGTTTTACACCTTTCACTTGTAACCTCCGCCAGCGGCTTTGTATTCTTTTGCAAGCAACTGTGCCTTTCGAGCAGACCATTGCCCAGCCCTACCGCCTCGAGTGCCAGCTTTAATTTTATTAAATAGTCTTTTTCTCATCGTGGGCTTGGTGTAATTACCGGACGAGTTTACTGTAGACTTCTTTTTAGAAGACTTTTTTTTCATAGCCACTATTTCTTTTTAGACTTCTTCCCAGTTTTTTTCTTTGGGGGTCTGCCTTTCTTTGATCCGTAGGTTCCTTTTCCGTATGGCATTTGTTAACTCCTATAAAAAATAAACGCATCTTTATTATAGAGCTATGACCCTTGAGTGCAAGAGGTGATCCTCTTTTCCCTCCTTCTTTTGATGCCAGCTTATCTTTGTTTGTTCTTAAAGATATCAACAACTCTGTGATAAACCATTTGTTTCATGGTGTTATCAGGAAGTTCTTCCCACGCTTTTTTTCTTTCAACCCTATCAGGTATTTTGGCTATGGTTTTAGCAATTCCCATTTGCATAGCTAAAAGATATACCAGCTTTTGTGTTCCTTCATCTAAATCGCTTAAATAATTTAGCCTTTCTTTGTGGCTGGGAAGTAGACTTATAGCATGCGCATATGCTAGGTGATGTGGGTCACCAAAATTAGTTTTGTGTTTCATAATTAGTTGCCTGTTTTATTTGGGCAAGCACAGGCAGGCTTGCTTATTTACGGTAGCGTCTTATTTCAATTTTAAATATATTTAAACCGCCCAAATTTTTTAATAAGTACTTAGCAATCTTTTTGTGTACCACTGAGATTTTTTAAGGTCCTCTTCTAAATTTTTATTCTCATACCTCCAAACATATTTCAGTATGTTCCCTTTACAGTATCCCCTAAAAGCTTCCTTTGTCATGCTGGCTTCAATTGCATCAATGCATTCTATCTCTCCGTTCTTATAATGATCCGGATTTATATTATCTTTTTCGTCTTCCTGCATTGCCAAATAATTCATTTAGAACCTCTCTTTATTAACTCATTTACTATTTTTACTTTTACTTTGGGTCTGGTGCTTTCAGATGCAAACAAACTTTCTAATTCTTTGTTTGAATAATTTTTAATGTAGAAGTGTTCTACTTTGGTTTTCTGTGTTTTTTTGTCAAAAGTTCTTACGGATTTTTTTAATTTGATTGGCATGTGTTTTGTCCTAATATTTATCTATATCTTCGTCCATGGTTTCCTTGGGTTTGTAAACATCTACATGTGCTCCGCATGATGGACAAGAAAGATTAGTTACCATATCAAATAGTTCATCATCCTCTTGAATATCGTGATCTCCGCCCCATATTAATTTGGTATTACAGTGCCAACAGTTCATGTGTTTTCTCCAGTAAACTTTCCTGAGTTCCATATCTTTTTTCAAACTCGTTTAAAAAAGGATGACGCGATACATACATGTCATTGTTAACACCTTCTCTATGATGTCTATAGCACAATCCTATTGTTTTTAAATGAGCCAAAGGTTTTGTTTTTCCATCAAGGTGATGTACTTCAGCGGGACTATACACTTGATAAAACTCATGACAAACAATACAACCAAATTCAGCTACCTTGCTCATCCATAGTTTCTCTTGTTTTGTTGGTGTCCTGCTTTGCATAAAGTTCTAGTAGTAATGAGTTATTTCGTCTAACGTAATCGTCAAGTGTTATTTCTTTTTCCCCGTGATGACGCCTCTCCATTTTACATTCTTCATACATCCATGAACAGAAACTTTTAAAATTATCATGCTCCATATCTATTTCTCTCCGATCTTATATTTGCCATTTTGGTTCTCCACTCTTCAAACTCCATATCAACAGCGCTTTTTTCTGTTTGTAGTGACTCATAACCAGCCTTGGCTACAGCCACGTCCATGGTTGCGTTGTAGTAATTGTCTGATGCCTCTGCCTTAGACTTCTGAGCGTTGTAACTTTTTTCTCCATCGTCCTTGGCTTTGCAAAGCTCTACCCAAAAAACTCTTTTTAATGTTACTTCAGCTGTTAAAACTTTAACTCTTGCTTCAGATACAAGCGGGGCAAGGTCTCTTAATTTTTGATGAAAATTTTCTGCCTGATCTATCATATTGATTTTTTATAATTTGTTCTGCTTATTATTTCTTTAAACTTTACACCTGTCACCTTGTGATGCCTACCCTCTAACAAACCGGCGTGCCTTTCGAATTCGCTTTGTTCTTTAAGTGTCATCTTGTCCCAGTCAGAAATAATTGTTTCAGGACACACCACAACTCTGTCGAACCACTCAATTACAAAGTCAGAAAGTTCATGTTTAGCTTTAACAGCCGCTGTTACTTTTTTTCCCTGATACATTATAGCCATAATTCTTTCTCCTAAATTGGACCGTAATCCATTTTGTTTTTTGACCCAAAAGCAATGTCTTCTAAATTAGTAAACTTTGATCTAGCACCATCAAAGCCAAGCTCAAATGTTCCTGACTCACCCATTCTATTTTTTCTGCATATTATTTCTGCACTGCCGGTGTCTATGCTGTCATAGTACTCTTCACGATAAAGCATAAATACCATATCGGCATCCTGCTCAATAGAGCCTGAGTCCCGGAGATCAGATAGTATTGGTCTTTTATCAGTTCTAGACTCAACACCTCGGTTTAATTGAGACAATGCAATCACTGGACAACTAGCATCCTTAGCCAGTCCTTTAAGTAAATTAGATATATAGCTCATGCTTGCCGCTCTAGAATCAGCGTTG